TTCATTCAAGATGATTCTACCATTGGTTGTAGACAATTCAAGGATTATGGCTTTGGATTCGGGCTTTGACCGAATGTGCATCTTGGCCGTTTGACCAGCAAGATTGACGGGAGTCGAAGGATCGCCCGTTTCATAGAACAGAGTCTGATTAAGGGTGGCACCTTGAAAAATACAGATGTCCGCCTCCGCAATCGGTAGTTGAGCCATAAATGGCAAATAGAATCTACCAATTCTTCCTTAGAGTCAAGGCTTGTTTAAGTTTCTTGAAGGTTTCTTTATTAACCCTTTTCTTTTCTTCTATAGCTTCCGATCCAGCCATGGCTCCGAATACCTTGCGGGCGACAAATAATCCTACAGCGAATGAGTCAAATAAGTCGGGGGACTTTCCAATCCGCTTCTTCATGTCGGTCTTGGACTCAATGATGATCTTTCGGGTTCGGCGCACATACTTTCTCTGCGTCATCTCCCAAGCCAGATCGGGGCTGATGCCCTTGAGTTGTTCACATTCTAGGAAGTAACGGGCGGCGAAACAGAGTTCGCTGGCCATGTTGTGGAACAATTCCTTGCCGACTTGGGGTTTTCCCGTGACCTCGTTTCTCATGGCGTATTGGGCACTGACAGGAAGGTCTGAAGCCGCTCCTGCAAAACTCACTGCATGCCAACCCTTTAGAAGTTCCCTCTCTCCGATTGACCAGAAGATACCACCCGCCGAGGCATCCACCCCCATCCATTGATTCGGGATTCCCAACTTGAGAGACAAGTCGTGGATTTGCTGGATCATCTCGTATTGGAAGTCCTCTTGAGATCCCGCTCTTCGGTTGAGGACATACTGTTTCTCGACAGCTATCGCCCATTTCCCGCTGATCAGCCTCCCATACTTGAGGTGGGTGAAGACAAATCGGTCACCGCCCTCTGTGTAGCTGGGGTCGATTCCTGCAAGATCTTTCGGGGTTCCATCCCAGATTGGCTTGTCCAGCGCCCCATGGCGGGCCAGCAAGATGTCCGAGACAATCGTGGAGTCATCGGCGTCTGCGGGAGGCCAGAAGCCCCGAAACTTTCTCCAATACTGCGGGTTTAGCTCTCCGAGTTCCTTTTTGGCTAATGCCACATCGTTGGGCTTGGGCAGGAATGGGTAGCGGAGTCCCTTGCCAGCATCGAAGGATTGTTGGTTGGGATTGTCGTTTTCTGAATCAAATCTGATGCACACCCCCTCAATGCCAGCCACTCGTATCTTCCAGTTCGGGGTTTGCTCGTCCACGCTCATCCACCCCTTGATAGGTTCGCAGAACTTCCCGTGGGGGTCGAAGATGGAGGACGGGTTACCCGCGCCTACAATATAGAGTTCTTGCGCTCCTTTAAACCCCCATACCGCTTCGTTAATTACGGAAGCCGAACAGTTGTGCGTAACGATCCCATCGCCAATATAAGTGTGGTGACCCTCTACGTTCATTGACCAAATTTGCCCACGGTATTGTTCTTTTTCGACGCTGATAGGTGTCCACCAAGGCCCATGCCTGTTAACCTTTCCGCTATTCTTTCCATTTAAAGCTACAGACGAATCAATGACATGCATCCCATTCATCAAATTACAGGCTCTAATTTGAACCAATCGACTCATTGGGAATTGCTGGATTCGACTCTTTTTGTTTACAGAATTAACCCTATCAATTAGGGGGTATTCAATTTTTCTACCGTAAAATTCCAAGCATCGCTTGGCGTTTTCTGTCAAGTCGCCCATTTTCACCCAAAAGTTATCAATCCTTTCCTGTCCAGCACTATTGGGATGCCCGCGATCAACATACATCACTTCTGGGATTCCGAATTTTACCGAAGTGAACGCTTCCGCCATCAACGCATCTTGCTTGTTATCAAATACATCAAGAACCCAAGAGCAATCCCCACCCTCCTCAAACAGTCTTCCAGAAACTCCAAATACTCCAGTTTTGTCTCCGCCGTGTCTTTTGGACGTTGTGCCGACCCTAAAAGAATTTCCACGCTTCATTAAATACAGAATTGTCTTTCCATCTAATGCTGGGCCAATTTTTGCAACACAAATATGATCTGGTGTATATCGGGTTTTAAGCCCCGTAGAAGTAGAAACTTTTATGAGGTCGCCGTCAAAGTCCTTGCAGCACACTCCACTTATCTTTCGGCCCTTACCAAAAATATGTGATTTATGGTGCGTAGTAACGTAATCTCCGTCCTTCAATTCCTCAATATTAACCTCACCGCGATCTGGTGTTAAAACTTTTGTCCCAGCAGGCTGGCAGTCTTGTAACTCGTCTATTATCAACACGATACGACGATTCTTTTTACCCTGAAGTCGCTTTTGCGCGTCATCTTTGTATTCGTCGCCAGCCGCTAGGAGCATGATCGATGAGGCGTCACTTACCCCTGTTTCGGGGTCGATCACCGCTCCCTCTTCGTCCGAGAGCTTGATGATATCCATGGACTCAATGAGTCGGCCAGAGGCCAGTCCCATGTTTCGGGCTTCGCGATACATCTTGACCAGTGCCGCCCAGATACGCTGCTTGGCATCTATTTTGGATGTAGAGACCACAATGCACATCGTATTGATCGGGTCGCAGAACCAGTTGACTAGCGCAAATGCCGCCATCCCGTAGGACTTGCCAGAGTCCGTGCCGCCAGCAAGGCCAGTGACACTTCGGACAAATCGGTTGCCCGTGGTCTCGTCCACCTCGTAGATCTGGTTGCAGAATGCCTGTGCGCTGAGTTCCGCCCACCTATGCCACTGGAAGGTTGGCCAGATGGCAGAGACGATGTTTCGGTAGTGGCGGGCCTTTCCGAGCCCTCCCTCTTCGGGAGTCAGCCCCATGAGAAAAGCGTCCATCTCAATACGGATCGGGGTTATGGCCTGCTTGTCTTTGGGCAACCATAGCCTCCCGTATTTCTCTATCCCTTGATCAACTGTTGCCATTTATGAAATTTATACTACACTAATCTGAATGGAAAAAAAGCGCAAGGCCGCAGAACGAGATTGGGACAGCCCCGAAAACCGTCTTAAAAAACAGGATGCATTTCGGCTCTACGCCGCTGGCAGAAGTATGCCAGAGGTGATGAAAGCTTTGGACACCAAACACAAGCCCACTCTTGAGAAGCTTATCTATAGCGAGAAGTGGGATGATTATTCCAAAGTTTGGCAGGAAAATCCCGAAGCGGAGAACCTGTATCCTTGGGACAAAGAACGTCCTATAGCCCTAGTAGTTCCTCCTGCCAAGATGGAGGAGATGGACAAGAAGCGGAGGCTTGAATGTATCAAAGGCTTCTCCATGTATTGTTCGGGGCGGACCCTTCGGGATATTGCCGAGGAACTAAAGGTCAGCGAATCCACGGTTTGTGGATGGCGGGATACCCAGCGTTGGTTCCAGTGCAGGGAACGCTTGGTCAATGAATCGGCCCCCGCCCCTTGGGAGGATGATGGTGTTCCTACTTTGATGTCGGAAATTACGGCTTCATTGGAGACCATGAAGAAGTCGATCAAGTTTCTGACTGGCAAGGTATTGGTCAAAGCCGCTGATGCCGCGCAAGACCTCGACGGCATGGAGGCTCTTGGCATGATGAGAAACATCAAGCAACTAGCCGAAGCTGCCGCCATCAACTTCTCTGAAGGCGTCAACCAACAGAATGCCATCCAGATTAATATTGCCACCAAGCTGGAATCGATGAAGATTCCCGAAGATTCAACCTACGAAGCGGAGCTAGTCCTCAATGAGTGAGAGTCCTAAATTTTGTTATTCACGCAAAACCGATGTCCCGCCAAAGGGTTGGATTGTCAAATGCCCCATTGTGAACGAAGAGGTTTATGGTGGTGACTTCGGGGACATGGTCAGCAACTGCGAAAAGCTTTTGGTCTCCAAAGGAATAACCCCTCCCGTCGATCTTGTGTCACAAATAGAGAACAATCTTTGTGACAGACTTGCTGGCCATCCGAACTGTATTCCTTGCACCAAAGCCCAACAAACCCTTGGCTTTTCCGAAATTGTCCGCTGGGTTCGGGCCATGTATCAGTTTGCCGTCAATGGCAAGTTTGAGCTTGTCCCCCAAGAGGAGGCGGAACGCCGAGCCAAGATCTGTGCGGCTTGTCCCCATCAAATCAACACCTCTGGATGTTGGGGATGTAAAGGGATTGCGGGAATGCTTCCAGCCATCGCAGGAGCCAAAACCACCTCATATGACCAGCAACTCAAGGCTTGCGGGGTCTGTGGTTGCTACAATGCTGTGAGCGTCCACCTACCCGTTGAAGTGCAGGGCGGAGAGAATCTGGAGTTCCCCGACTTCTGCTGGAAGTTCAAGCAACCTCAAAGCGAGTAATCGCCTTGTTGAAGCTCATGTTGGCCACACCCGTAGGGCCGTCACGATGTTTGCCGACAATAAACTCCATGGTTGGATTCTGCTCATGGTCTTGGGCATCTTCGCTATGAAGCATGATGACGATATCGCTGTCTTGTTCGATGGCTCCAGATCCCTTGAGGTCTGAAAGGCTGGGGCGTCCGCCTCGTTTATCGGGATCGCGGTTGAGTTGAGCCAGCACCAGAACAGGAACCTTGAGGGTCTTGGCCAGATCCTTGATGCCTCCGCTAATCTCCTCCACCTCGCACACACGATTGTCTTTTCCGCGCTTGCTGTCTCCCTTGACCAACTGGAGGTAGTCAATGATGACGAGGTCTAGGGGAGTCCTTTGATGGGCGCGGCGGGCTACCGCTTTGAGATAGCCAATGGACTTGGCCGAGCTATCGTCGCAGATAATTTCCGAGCCTTGGATTTCTTGAACAGCCCGTCCGAGGGATTGCTTTTGATGCGGGGTTACCCGACCAGAAAGGATATCAGCCGCACCCACACGCGCCCGCGAGCGGATCATGCGCTCCATGAGGGCAACGCTGGTCATCTCCAAG